CCGTAGACAGTGAATAAGTGAATAAGTGAAGTTAATAAGTTAACGGTTAATATGTGAAAAGACGGCGCGTGGGGGGACAAATTTTATGACGTGTTGGGAGTCTTTTTGTCTGTTAATTAAAAATTAAGCCGCTCGTAAATTGTTATTAAGTTATTAAGTTATGTTATTAAGTTATTTAATTTTTAATTAAACGCACATCTTAAATTTTTATTTTTTACATATGTTATAAATAAATGGCAGATATTGACAATGAATTTAAAAATATTATTGATGAGGTTGAAAGAACAGAAAATGAATTAATAAGCTTAAACGATGTTTATAAAGTGAACTGGCATCCAAACGAATATGTAGACTGGATATGTAGCCTTTACCGCGAGATCGTGCCTTTTCCAGATGAGGAGGTAGACGCTGATTATATTAAAGAAATTGAAAGAATATTATTAAAATTTATAAATGAAAATAGCATTGATTATTTTAATACATCATACGGACATTTTTTAGAAGTTGGAATATCTGATATAAATTTAAATAAAGCAATGTGTGCACATTTAAGAATTGCAAATGAATTAAAACATAATGAAATCGCTGATATAATTATAAAACATATGACGGAGGAACGAAATAAATATTTAAAAAAAGTATGGGGTCGGTATATTGCTTATACTGACATAATAAATTATAAATTCAAATGTATAAGAAACCCACGACTTAATGGTGTGATAGGATGGGCGCAAAGCATAGAGGACTATTTACGCCAATTAATAGAATTAGAGGAATATTTAAATAATAATGCGCCTAATATTTATATAATTAATAAAAATGAGGTTAATGATATTATTGACGCATTGCGTCCATTACAAATATATGATATATAATTTTTTATTTTTGCATATAATATATGAAATCGCCAACTAATGAAAATAATTTTTTTATCTGCGAGCACAATATTATATGTAATAGAGATATACGAAAAGATGAATATAATATTAAATGTTGTGAAAATAAAAAACAATTAAGACACGTTTTTAATCAATATTTAAAACATTATAACTATAATTTTATAGAACGCGAATATATGAATTATTATGATGAATTCATAAATAAATGTCGTGGACAAATTTATTATTTAAATAAGATGATTGATAATATTAATGAAATGAAAAAATCAGCTGATTTTATGCCTTCATATTCAAATGATTATGATAAAGAAATTGGACCAGATTATGACCATATTGATTTTTTCCAAATGGCTTTAAATCGTGATTATTTGAAATATAAAGAATTACCAGAATTAAATTTAAATTTAAAATATCCACAATATCCAAAATTAAAAAATTTAATAAATAAATAAAATTTAATTTAAATAAATATGAATAATATTAATTATAAAGAAATGAACACTCAAGAACCAAGCGAAGACACCAATAAGATTATGAACAATATAAAAATTAAAATACATGATTATTGCGAATTCTACCACGACGACGCATATAAACGCGAAAGCTATATTAAAATGTATATTCATAAGAACATTAAGAATGCACTGGAAAAAGAAAAATATGATTTGTTGAAAATGATATTTGACAAATATAAAAAATACTTTTGCATTATCGATGTTTTATATGCTGTCAAAAAAATCGGTAAGCTTGAAAGTGTATGTAATATATTATTTGAAAATTTGGATTATTCTTATAAAGATTATTCTTATAAAATTTCTATTATTGAAGATGCGTATGACGGTTATTTTAAATGTAATGAATTAAATATTATCGCAAAATCGTTAATGTTGCAGTCATGTGGATTTTCCATATATTTTAATTATGATGATTCTGATCCAACAACAAACCCTATTAAAATTAATAAAACATTTAATGTAAAATTTACAGATGCCATTAATTGTGGTATATTTTAATTTAGTTTACGGGCGACCACTGCAAGCATGCAACGAGTCGCCTTTTTTTCGCAATTTTTTTAATATTATAAATATATATAATATTAAATGTGTTCCATTGATTTTAAAAATTTAGTTGCTAGAAGATGGGAAAAGAAATTTAACAATATACAAGATCGCGATAATTTTGAATCACAAATTAATATTAAATTAATATTTTTTCAAGTCAATAAATATAATTTTACATCGTATGATTATGATATATTATTTATTGATAAACTAGATAATTTATTTAATGAATTATGCGAAAAACATAACGCAATAAAGAAAACAAAAAAGGATTCAATTGAACCAATAGAATTAATAAAAAAAATTATGTTTTTTTCTGATAGGTATCACATTGAAATTAAAAATAAAAAAATAATACCAATAATAATTTATAATCATCATAAATATAAACATTGGAAATAAACGCACATATTTATTTATTTTATTATATGTTTATATAAATGACAGTTGATGAAGGAGCTTATTATGTATGTTCTCACGGCAATATTTGCAATGATACGCGCAATAAAATTTATTCACCAGATTATAAAGGTGATAAATATGAATGTTGCGCGGAAACATTTATGAATAATATTAATCATCAACTTTGCACGATGCGCTGCAGGGAATGGCTTGAAGCATTGCATACTTATAATAAAACAAATTTAAAAATTGAGATATTAAAAAATAAATTGCGCGAAACAAATTCAGAAATAAATGAACTTTTATATACTATAAGCATTAACAACGATTTTATGAATAATAACCAGGAAAATAAAAGCAGTCATGAAAGATATAAAATTATTTTGGAATGTGAAAATAAAATAATTGAAATTAATGAAAAAGCAAAATCATATATAAAGGAATTATATGATACGGAATATGTTAAATATCCTTTTCTTAAGGATTATTTAGAAAAGCGAATAAAATAAACAAATAATTATTATTAATAATTCAGTTAATAATAATAAAAATCAATCAATCAATCAATTAACGATTTAAGAGGCGTCTTAATTCGTCCTTTTTATTCATGCGTTTTCCAGCTTCTGAATCATCATGACCTAGTCCGAGCATTGGTAAAAATTTTTCTCCTGTTTTCATAATTTTTTCTCCATTGTCAGCGACCCAACTTAAAGCATCGAGACCTTTAGAAGCTACGGAGCCGAGTCCTTTAGTGAAATCATCCCACCAGCCCGCACCATACATAACACGGCTTAAATCCATTGCAATAGCTGGATTTTCTCGAATTTGTCGGAGTTGTGAAGCGTCGAATAATTGCGTAGTATTTGAACAGTTGCCAGCGTTAAACGTTAAAACTCTGTCGGATACGCACAATATAAAACATTGGAGGGTGTTACTGGGAATTACTAAGCTATTATCGGTGCTTTGATAATATTCATCTAATAGTGCAATTGTTATATTAAATTGGAATGTCATAGATGAATTACCAGAAAGCCCGGCGGCCTGGTCTTCAGAAAGCCCCATATTTTCGGCGTCAATACATAACACATTCCCAGACAAGCCGATTTGTGCCCCGCCTGTTATATTTTGTAAACTGTTAGGAGCCGTTCGACATAATCCAAATTCCGAAATAGGTTTATAAGATTTAGAACATAGAACGTCATTAACTAAAAACGGAGTTGAAAGACCGGAACAAATTGAACGACCCCCCAAGCTGATATTTTGGACTGATACTATAGCACACTGTGGAACATTTGAGACGTTGATATTTTCAGCGCTTCCCATTGCTAGGGCGCTAGTATCATAACCACACCATATATATATGCGCTGTGGCACCTGTGGAAGGTTTAGCGTGTTGCTCGTAAATGAAACTTGTTGTTTAAAATACATGCTCTGTCCGATTGGCTGGGATTGGAAGACGTTATAATCTCTTGATAGAATCGACACGGTTTCAGGGATATATTTACGAGTATTATTAAAAACCATTGTTTTATAATATAAATTACAATCTCCAGCAGTTAAAACTGGTTGCGTCATTGATACTACTAACGTGTTTAAATAGTTATTATTCGACGAAATGGCACAGCCTTGAACGTCCTGACCAGCATTAACTGTAACATTTGTAAAGGGCTTAACTAGTTGATATATAGCATTTTCTGCAATATTAGGGACTGCGTTTTTTTGTATTTGTATTTGGTTTATATTTGTAAAAAGAGACTCGTATTTTTTACATAATGCAGTTACACCAGCCTGAAGAGGCGCGCGCTGTGTCCATGTATACGTGAATGTAAATGTAGGGTTTGCGTAATTGATCGCAGCGCCTGTAGAATTGGTTATTGTTACTGTCATCTTCTCCCACGAGTAGGAAGCAAGGGAAACCACGAGGGCCCCCGGTGTGCCGCCGGGGGTCATTGTTATTTTCAATTCTCCGTACATATCATTATAATTTCCATCAAATCCATATGTTGAATTTTGGAATGATACAAAAGGACCTTTTAATGTTGATTTTTTTAATTGAAAAATCGAATTATCCTGACCATAACCCCCATTAAAAAGGGCGGGCGCTCTAGCATATAAGGGCATTGATGCGGCATCAATATAATCATGTTTGCTTAATTGTTCATCATAACCATAAGCAGCGAGAGCGTAACAATTGCGGCTAACGTTTGGAGTAGTAAATGAACTCGAACCAAGGGTTACAGTATATGAGGCAGCAATTGCATTAATCGAATTCCAAGCGGGAATAAATGGAGTTGCAAAAGTAAGCGTTGCAACTGTAGGATTAGCATTTGCAGCAGGAACTGCAAGGTTACCGGTAATTGTATATGTATTAGTTGCATTGAATGTTACTTGTTCATTTAATACAGTGGGAATTGCCATAGTATCATTTAAACGAATAATATATTGTGTTGCGAATGTGCTCGCCGTAGAACTTGGAAGAGTTGTCAATACAATTGAATCAGCACCTCTAACAACCGGGAGGCTTAAATTTTCGCAAAGTGGAGCGAAATATTTCGGGTATACATTAGAATATTCGATTTCTGCCTGTGACATTGTTTATATACTATATTTAAAAATAAATATTTTTGAATAAAAAAAAATATTAAAAAAAAAAATTAATAATTGCGAACACGTTTAAAAATTATATTTAGTTTTACGCATGCATTACTGGGAAGATTAATAGGCTCAAATTGACCATTAGAAGCGACAAGATAAAATGACAGTGCTATATTTTGAAGACCTTGATTATTCAACATATTTAATGGTACATCTAAAATTAAGCTTTCATATTGAACAGCATTTGAAGCAGATGATGAATTATTATAATTGTCAGCGTAAAAGTCAAGGATTTTTAAAATCTTTAAAGTTGTAAGATTGGGAGATGTTGATGATGTAGAATCGAAATAATCATATACAACAGGGCGCGCAGATTCCAAAGAACCACCGCATAAAATAGCAATACCGATATAAGTACTTAATGTATTGACACATTGAAACTCTGCGACATATTGCCAATAATCAGCAACGGGGGCAGTTGTTATAATATGATTAACAGGCGAATTTATTTTATTAAATAAATAGTTCATACCTGTATAATTTGGATCGCTTAAATCTGTATCAGATAAATAAGAAACATTAAAACCATCAAGAATATTTTTTAAAAAATAATTAAAATAAATGCCAACAGATGAAGCGACGATAAGATTATCAATATTAAAAATATATGGCTCACCGGGATTAAATAATATTGATGCATTGCTATTTAATAATGCGGAATGACGCGAAAACCCAGATTTTAAAGCAGTGTTAACGAGTGTAAGGAATGAGCGAACATAATTAAATTTATAATAATTTGGGTCATTAATTGATAAATTAGGTCTTTCACTTATGAACCTTAAGAAAATGCAGAGTCCTTTATAGTTATTTGACCCGTCGCCATCAATACCAATAATATAAGGACTTGGAGGATTTAAAATAAAATTATATCCGGTTTCATCATATAATGTAATGCTATAAATCATTTTTCCAGTTTCTTTATCAGTTACATTATCGATCATGTTACAAATAGGAAGGTTAAGATTTGTAATTATAAGACCCTTAATATATAAATCATATTTAGACAAATCGCCTATAATTTGATTACATGATTTAGAAAGGTTTAAAATTCTTGAATTGCTATTAATTTTATTGTCATTATATAACAAAAGATGAAGATTAATCGAGTCGGTTATTAGTGATGTGGTCATTTGTATATATAATAGAATTATATATTTTTTAAAATATTGTAAATATAACAAATTAATAAATCGAGACTGACATTATTATATTTTTGTTGCAATTGTTTAATGTAATTATAAAATTCATCAGTGTTTGAATTGCTTGATAAGAACACACAGCACCAGCGCCCACAAGTCATAACATCAGGGGTTAGCTGCTGCAATCGATGAGCTGAAAATTCAACATCATAATTAGAATTTATTAATAATTTTAACAATTTGCCACGTGTTAAATCAACTTCTTTTTTTGCTTTTTCTGTTGCATAATTTAACTGTCTTTCAATTGCCGAACCGTATGAATCAAAAAAAGAAATTAAATTTGGGGCAGTTTTTGCAAATGCTACCCAGTGCCCGCGTTGCGCTCCTTCTAATTCAACCAACACAATAATATAATTATTCTGGTTTAAATTTAAAAGTTCGTCAATATTTTTAAATTTGTCTAATTCACTATATTTAACAATAGAAACATTTTGAGGACCATGAAAAAAATTAATAATATCATCACTCGACAACGGACATTTAACATCATTTAATAATATAGCTTTTTCATCATTTCGACCTTTTCCAAGTAAAGGATTTATAAAACGGTGTGCCGTATCTGTAAGCGCATTCATTATAGTTGATGTTGTTGATTTTGTTAAATCAGTATTATAATTTTTTATTAAAATCTCATTAACAGGAGTAAAAATATAATTTTTATACACATCAGGCATTGGAATATGCATTAAATTAAAATATGCTTGTATTATACTTAATATGTAATTTTGGCAGTTGTTGACAAGTGCAGAATATTTATCAAAATTGTCGCCCATTTCTTTTTTTGTTTGTCTTATTAAATCTCCAAGACTTACAGATGTTTTAAAATTGTGTGCTTTAATTTGGTAATAATCAGATGTGTCAGGTTCTAAATCATCATTATAAGAAAAAACGACGCGCGGGTTTTTTTCAGTTTTAATATAGCAATGTTTCCCTGTTTCATCAATAACTTCAATAATTAAACTGAGGTGAAAAATCTGATCATATGAATATCTTTCATCGTGTAAAAGTTTATTAAATGCATCGCTTAAATTTGAAAGTAATGATAATAAAATTTTTTCGACTGGTTTTCTACAAATATAAAAATTATAAATGTTCATGTCTGCATAAGATGATAACAAGGCTTTTTTAATATGTGTATTTTCATTATTGATGACATCGTTAATTCGTTCTTTTATTGTTAAACTCATATATATTTAAATAAGAAAATAATTTAATTTAATTTAATATATTATATATAAATGAGTACCTATCAACCATTCGCAACATTTACAATGAACGCGCTTAATACGAATACAGTTACGACAAACATTATAAATGTTAATGAATCTGTAATAAATGATATTGCATGTGAAAATATATTAATCAGTAACGGGATGACTGCGGATAATGCAGCAATTAATAATTTAGAAATATCGTCGAATTCTAATCCATGGGTAAATTTAACAGGTTCACAAAATCAAGTTTTGGCACTAGGTCCAAATAACACACTTGAATTTATATCAGTTGGTGGAGAATCTGGAATTAATTCAATATCATCAGGCACGCCGTCAACAATACAGATAACAGAGCCAACAACTGGAAATGTTGTAATATCATATATTGGTCAACCTTCGGGGATTCAATCAGTAACATCAGAAAATTCAAATATAACAGCAACGACAACAAATAATAATGTTACATTAGAATTATCAAATAATTTAACAAATATTAATAATATAAATGGTTTTAATTATCCTTCATCAATTGGTTCAAATAATCAGGTTTTAGGTGTTAATAATAATACATTAGAATTTATAAATTTACCACCTGCAACAATAGAAACAATAACAGGAACAACAAACCAAATAACAGCAACACAGACGGGAAATAATTATACTTTATCAATGCCTTCAACTGTGATAATAAATAATTTAGAATCAACAACATTTAAAAATGGTTCATTAGTTTATCCGTCAATTGGTGGAACAAATGGGCAAGTGTTGGGAATGTCAGGAGGTGCCTTAACATTTGTAAATGAAACAGCACAAGGAACATTAACAGCAGGGGCAAATATTGGAATTGTAACAAGTAATAATAACTCGACAATTTCATTAAATCCAAATGTTACAGTATCAAATTTAACAGTTGGAGCGGTTGCAATTCCTCCCGTTCTTGGTTCAAATAATCAGGTTTTAGGTGTTAATAATAATACATTAGAATTTATAAATTTACCACCTGCAACAGTTGAAACAATAACAGGAACAGCGAACCAAATAACAGCAACACAGACAGGAAATAATTATACTTTATCAATGCCTTCAAATGTATCAATTGCAAATTTAACAACTTCAACCCTTCAAAATGGATCATTATCATATCCTTCAACAGGTGGAACAAATGGGCAAATATTGGGAATGTCAGGAGGTTCATTAACATTTATAAATGAAACAGCACAAGGCGAAATATTAGGAAGTTCAAATATAAATGTGACTACAAATAATAATGTATCGACTGTTTCATTAGCGAATAATATAACATTACCCAATTCTAACGCATCATTTATATTAGGCGCCACAGGTTCGACACAATGCAATATTAACGATAATAATATAAGTTTAGAAAATGGGACGGGTACAGCTTTAAATATAGAGGCTTCAGGAATTTCATTAAATAATAATGGTTCTATACCATTTGAAATAAACACAGCGGGCTTATATTCTAATAAAATAAGTGTCTCAAATTCTGCAGGTACTGCGATATATTCATTACCTCAAAATATAGGCACTGCATCACAGGTTTTAAGTGTCCCACCAACTGGAACGGATCTAATATGGCAAACAGTGGGACAAGGTGGGCAAGGAATACAAAGCATAAGCACACAAACACCCCAACAATTGCAAATAATAGATAATAATGATAATGTAACAATTAATTATATTGGTAGTGAATCAAGCGGAACAGTTAGCAATATAACAACATCGGGGAATACAAATATAATAATATCACCATCAACACCCTCACAATCTGCTTATAATGTTTCATTAAATAATCAATTAAATATAAGTACTGTAACAAGTACAGGACCCGCAACAACTGCAACATTTGCAAATACAGGAATAACAATGAGCGATAATACAACAAATGAAAGCTCAACAATACAACCGACAGAAATAAAAACATCAAAATTTACAATTACAGATGTTAATAATAATACAATTGCAAGCCTACCAACAACACAACCAACAACAGGACAATATTTAAAATATAATGGTTCGCAAGCGTGCATATGGGACACTCCAACAAGTCAAAATTTAACAGCAGGGAGCAATATAAATATAACAAATGATATAATCGGCGTAAATAATCCATTGATTTATGACGCTGGAGGAATAACAACAACAATAAGCGCCAATAATATAAATTGTCAAGATAGCGCACAAAACAATTATTATAATTTGTCAACTACAAACGGATTAACAATAAGCCAAATAGAATTAATGACACCAGACAGAACAGAAATAAAAGCGATATTAACAGCACCAACAACAGCAGACACATATTTAAATTATGATGGAACAAGTGTTTTAAAATGGGTTCCTGTAAGTAGTGGAGGAAATTATACAGCAGGGGACGGAATTGAAATAAATAATAATGTTATATCTGTAAATCCTCAATTAGATACATTAAATAATATACGTATTGGGTCGAGTCTTACGCAATATTTAGCATTAGATCAGACAAGTTTAAGCGTGCAAAGTGACTACGGTTTAATATCTTTTGACGCGACAACTTTACAAATGGTTGATGTTCCAGGAAATCCACCGAAGATATTAATAAACAATCAGGGCACAATATCGGGACAGGTTATAACAGCTCCAACAGTTACAACATCAAATTTAACAGTTGGACCGTATCAACTCCCAACAAATGGACCAGTAAATAATAATGATTGTATAATTTATAATAGTGGTTCTAACTCTCTTAATTGGGGTTCTCCAATTCCGAATGATTTAACAATTAATAATTTAACTGTTATTGATCAGGTTGACACAGTACAAATTAAAATCGGTGATGCTGGACAACAATATATATTGCCAGTACAAGCACCTTCAGAAATTGCATTTTTAGCATGTCCTCCAAGTTCTGGACCTGCACCTTTAGCATACTGGACAACAATAACACCATTTAACAGCATTTCATATATTGCGAATTCTTCCGATTGGTACGGTGCGCAACCATCAGAGCCATTAATAAATATATCTAATAATTTGCCAATTTCAAGCCAATTCACATTTTATTATTCTCAAACACTTGATTTATTGCGAATTAGTGGAAATTTAAATTTAAATAATGTATGGAAATTAAACACAGTAGCAACAGCAACGCCAAAAATAACATGTACATGTATATTACCGATTCAATGGCTTTTATTAGCAAATAATAAAATATATAGGTGTGATTTACCAACTATTAATTTAAGTTCAACAACATTAGAAACTTCAACAGCTGATTTAATGACAGATTATGAATATATAAGTGTTAATAATAAATTAGAGTTGTATTTTGAACAATCAGGACCTTCAAATGTACAAGCAACAATAAATATATATTATCCTTCTATGTTGTACACTTCAGCGCTCGGAGTTCAATTTTTACCAAGTACATATAATTATAATATTGATCAGGCATGTTTCGCGATTATATCAAATTGTTCAACATTTGATGAATTGGGAAATGTCCCCCAAGAACATTATATAAGTCAATCATTTTAATTAATTTCATTAGTATATATATAAATGAAATGCATCCCATGTTGTAAAACAAAGAAAAAAGAAGCTCCAATAATTGATATAGATATAAGCGACAACGACACAAATATTATATGTTGTATGATAAAATACCAGAAAAAAACAAAGGTTAAAGGCTCATGTAATTCATCAACAAAATCAAAAAATAGCACAACCAGCAACGAAAAAGAAAACGCATTGACATTAAAAGATAAAATAAAAAAAGAGTGTAATATATAAATAATCAAATGACAGATAAAGAACGAAAATTAAGAAAATTAAATATTGTTAAAGAAATTGCAAAAAATAAAAATATTGAGAATTATGAAACTCTTGATATTTCAAATAGAGACGGAAAACGTTTTAAAATTATTCATAATGGTCATGTTGTACATTTTGGAAGCTGGCCGCATACTGGAGAAGGTGCATATATTGACCATCATGACGATGATATAAAAAAAGCATGGCAAGCAAGACATGAAAAAATTAAAAAAAATGGTAAATATGCATATAAAATAAAAGGCACGCCCTCATATTATGCATATAATTTATTATGGTAAAGCGCGCACATTCATTTAATTTTCATTCATATTATATATATGATTGAAAAAAATAAATATATAAGATGTTTGGAATGTGGATTTTATTATATTGATAGAGATGAACATATTAAATCAAGAGACCATTTAAATAATATTAATGATGTTCCTGAAAATTATGATAATAACGGGAACCATAAAAAAATATTTTATAAATGTGAAATTTGTTATGGTCATTATATGAAACATCATTATGAGTCACATATTAAATCACGTTGTCATTTGCGAAAACTTGAATTAACTAAAAATAATGATATTGTACATGTACAACAAATTAAACCCAAAAAAAAACCTACTAATTTTAATATTGTTTTATTTTAAATAAAAAATATGTCATGGTCGCCTATAACTACCCCCTTTCTTAGTAATATAACACATGCCCGCGTGTGCATTCTGCTTATTCTTGCGGCTGTTTCTTTTGGTAAATTTAATTTTTTTAATAAGAAATATGATAATGTCGACGGAAAAACATATTTAGGAAATATTACGATCATATTAGATTCAAATAAATCAAGTGATAAATTTGAACCTGTGCGGTTTGTCATCTGGTGCACAATTTGAATAAGTGATATACCCGAAGACCTGCCAACTGTTAAAATCGAATTTTTTAATTTCTCAAGTGGTCCACTCATTACAGGGTCATTTTTATATATTTCTATATCATCTAAAATTAATAAGCTTTGTCGTGTGTTCTGGTCTGCAAAATATTTATAAGGTGCTTCCTCATCTTCTGTCATTGTTAATATATCTTCTTTTTTTAATGGTGTAATGTACTTTATAACCATTGAATAAGCCGGGTCGCTTTCAATCGGTTTTTCAGAAAAATAAAATATTTTACTATTTTTAAAATAATAATGAAACATATAAACATAAGACGCTGCAAAATGTGATTTACCTGAGCCAGCGGTTCCCATTATTAAAATCGTATTTCTTAGTTGTTCCGCGTCGATATGTGGCAATATTTGCAATGTTTCGGGTGAAATTCTCAGCTCTCTTTTTTTAGAATCTTCATAATTACTCACGATCATTTTCTGCTCTTTATTTAAAAATTTAGAATCGCCATGTATTATATATTTTTCAAATTTATCATAATCTCGCGAACTTGTTATATTTATTCTATTGTCTTTTAAATATTGTATAAAATTTAACATTTTATTATGCTCGCTTTTATTAATATCTTCATATTCCTTTTCATCCGTTATATATATATATTCGTCGTTCTTTGAAATTTTATAAACATTCTCATTTTTTATTATTTTGCATATTGGCATTTCATCCTTATAAAAATCTACCTTCCGAATTATTATATTTTTATCGTTCATATATATATCCTCAATTTTTTTATTTTCTAAAAATAAAAAATATTGTAAAGAACTAAGTTATTTTTTAAGTCTTAAGCTTATTATTTTTTGGCATTCTTTATATGGTGTGTTTGGGTGTGCTTCTCTGTATTTTTTTAATTCTGATTGAAAATATTTTAATGCATCTGACGCTTTTTTATTTATCGTCCTTTTACCGGATCCGTATTCATGGATGTCGTCATATATAACAGCTTTATAACCTCCGCGCACCATATCAAGCTGACCAGAGGGAGCATTTCCTCCCTCTTCATCAGATTCTGAAGCTAATAAACTTTTTCCGTATTCTTCCATCATTTTTTTATTAAATTTTTCTCTCAATGCATTTTTATTTTTTAATTCCTCTTCTTGTGAACCCTTCGGCTTAATAAACATTCTTGATTCATCACCTGCTAGCATCATCCCCCCAGCGTCCTTTTTGCCTCTGTTATATGATTGTGTAACCACATCTTGAGCGAAATTCTTAAGCGAGTCGAATATATTTCCCCCTATCATGTTGTTTTTTTCTATTTCCTCACCTAGTTTTTTTAATATTGCTCCAATTATTTTATTATTTAATTTCTCTCCCTTCTTCATCTGTATATCGTATATAATAATTAATGAAAAAAATTAATTTATTAATTTTTATATTATTCTTATATTATAATATATAATGACATTGCCAATTAAGAGAAATACGGATTTAATTGAAAAATTTAATGAAGTCGTCAAGGTTTCAAAGCGTTCAAAACCTAAAGCGTCAAATGTTAAAACTGTTAAAATTATGCCCAATTTACCGAAAAAATCAAAAGCACAATTAAAAAAACAAACTGATGAACTCGCTAAAAAAAAAATTAAAATTAATACTCCTAGCAGTAGCAGCAATAAAAAAATAACTATATCAGCAAATGAAAATAAAATTGAAAATGTCGAACTTTCTAAAAACTTAAATAAAAAAAAATTTATTGAAGAAGAAAAAGCATTTATATTTAAAAATGGTATTTATAATAAAACTATTTTTAAAGATCATTATAATAATTTTTCTTCTAAATTTAATATATACTTTACAGATGCCGAATTATTTGACATTTATAATGATCTTCTTAAATTATCCGAATTATCTAATAATAAATTTTCGTCGACCGATGAAACATTTTTAACATATAAAAAGTTGTATACTGATTTAATCAGTGACATTAAAGATTTTAAAGATATTTATGATTATTCATCCCCTTCTTGGAATATTTCCATTTCATATGATAAAAGCATTGTAACAGCGCAAAGAGTTATAACAACAAAATATGATAAATTAAAAAGTAAATATAAGATTATTAATAATTTTCCCGATCACGAAAAAATATTAAAGAGTTTAGGGCTTCCCGTAAATATTAATGACATAGATAAATTAATTGATGATGTTAAATCTATAACACATATATATAATTCTTATTTAGCGGATAAAAACACGATAAATAATATTTATGATTCTTTTATTAAAATAGATACCTCTAAAATATGCTCATATAAAGCATATCAGGTATTAGATAATATTTTTAAAACTCACGACGCTTTAATTACTAATATTATTAATGACAATTTTTTAAATCTTAAACCCGTTTTTAACAAATATAAAATATACATGGAACAAGGTGAGGAGATTCTTAATCTTTTTATAGATGCAAAGACATTATATGATCAAGCACTACATGATTTTAACACTACTTACGGCGCACATCTTAATTTTCTTGATTCTTTTAACAAATATGATAATGTCGGATTTGATAAAACTAAAATATCAGATTACGCAACATTAAAAAGTGAACCGGAACAACGCGCCGATCGTTTTGTTGATTATTACAAATTTATTAAATCTAAATTTTTTAAAATAGACGTTGATAAACTGCATGATATGCCGAGCGATTATCCGAATTATAATTTATTTAATAATCTTTATTCAAATAAAAATAATTTAGACAATAATATTAAATTCGCCGCGGCTAATCTTAAGTATATAACGGATCTCGCTCATAAGTGCATTGATATTATTGAATATATCAATATAGAGTGGTATGATTATTATAAGTTCTTTTTACAACCTGAATTTATAGATGAACTTAATAAAATTTTATATACAAATATATTATCAAAAAAACATATAAATGTCGATGACTATAAAAAAATATTAAATGATTCCGGAACTAAACTCCGACCGGAAATAAAAGGACCTAATTTTTCCAGTTTAAAAAATAATTTGATTGATCATATATATATAAATGAAAAGGCTGATAAATACGTAATCGACACCGTAAACATTTATTTAAAAAATATGCCATTAAAAAATGGCGTTTTTAGTAGTATTAATATAAAACCTTATGAGTATGACGATTTTATAACGTTTAAAAATCATATTACGTCGTCGAATCTTTTTCTCCCTGAATATATTTTTAATCGCGCGATCGATTCGCTTAGTCAATATTATGATGATTTACTTAATTTAAAAATTGGAAATGATCATTTTCAATTCCCTCCAGTTTATCCAAATCCTTTTTTTAATACAACCCCAACAAATAAACTTTTTAATAATACATATTTATCGCCCTATGGTAATAAAGCCTTCGAAAAAAAATATTCTAATGCCGCCAGTAAGTGGGACACTGTGGCAGATTCATTAATACATAAATATTCATATTTTTCTTCTAAGCGTGAACTTTATGACGTTGTTAAGAGCGCTGAAGCTAATGAATATTATTTATTGCCAAATACTGCAGCCGACAGATCAGATCAAGCCTTTTATCCTATGTTATATATTTTACCATATACCCCGCTTTATATTTTGTACAATAAATTTAATTCAATTTTACCGCCAACACTGCCACCAGTGCCGCCCGGTCTAGTATTACCAACACTAGCAGGACCAGCAACACCAGCAACAACACCAGCAGGACCAGCAACACCAGCAACAACACCAGCAGGACCAGCAACACCAGCAACAACACCAGCAGGACCAGCAACACCAGCAACACCAGCAACAACACCAGCAGGACCAGCAACACCAGCAACAACACCCGCAACACCGGCAACAACACCCGCAACACCGGCAACAACACCCGCAACACCGGCAACAACGCCCGCGACTGGCTCGGGTCGTACGGTTATTAAACTAAACTATATAAATTATTTACCTATTCCGGTAAATAAAAAAATGAGAGGAGGAGTAAAAATTACAGTACCATTAAGAACAATAATAAACCATGATATTTAATTTAAATATTCTTCTATGTGTTTCTTTTTATGTAAATTAGTTTTATAGTGATTTTTAATATAATATCCGCCTCTATAATAATTTTTGCACGTCTCACAAAATACACGCTTATTATTAAAATATTGTTTTCTTTCGTGTTTTGTACGCTCATAATATTCGTGATTATATTTTTTAACATACTCGCTAGATTTTGAATTATATTTTTTATTTATATTTTCCATTAATAATAAAATTGATTTAAATATTATTTTATATTTTATGTTATAAGAAATGTCAACCAACTCGACCAGCCAAAAAATAAATTTAAGAAACAGCCTCGACAATAAATATATTCAACATCCTGAATTTGATGAAGCTTACCGATTATATAAATCCGATCAATTGGAAACCGTTGATGATGTTAAAAAATATTTAAATTCTATCCGTATAACTAAAAGCGGAACAATTGACAAACGATATTTAAAACGTATCAAAACTCTTAACATTGCAGATTACTTAAAAAAATATACTACGATCGCCGACTCGGATTATGGCACAGATAAATATTTAAATAAATTGATTCCTAAATTATCAGTTGAGGACGCCCATAAATTACGCCAAGACCTTAAAAAAATTGGCGATGTCGACACTATGATAAACAATTATCATAATTCTGACAATTATAAAAATTTACAGCATGAAAAAAATAAATTAACTGATAAAATAAATAAATTAGAAAACCAAAAAGGAAAAATTAATGAGATCGAACGACTTAAACAGGAACTCAAGTGGATTGAAGACCAAATTATAAAAACGGAAGATAATTTTATTGATTCAGTACCTAAAATGTATTTTGACACAATCCAAAAATATTATGATATTTATTTTAAAATTAATGAAAATACAAGCAAGTTATATAAAGATTTACAAAAAGGATTAACAGATCTAAAAAATAAATCCAGCTATTTAAAAGTTAATGACAACTATGAATTTAATATTAGTCAGTCAAATTATAATTATAATAATTCTAAATTTTACAGGCTGTTTATCTCTTTCATTACTAATAATTTTAAAAAAATATTTAATGGAGGCGAAAAAATATTATTAGGCTTTAGCAGCGGCAACCGTTATAAATATATAACACTATCGGATGAAATGATTCGAAGAATAAATAAACTTTTATCATCCGATAATATAACATATTTCGCCGATACAGATGAAACAAAACAACAAAATCAAAGCGATAGCGAATTTTTTGACGCCGTCGCTAATCTCGCAAACTTTACATTTAAATATGCAAATAATATTATAAACAAACGGAAAAAAAACAAGGGAGAATTTTTCCCGTATACTATTAAAAATTTTCCTATTGATTTAAGCGATCTGCAAATTTACACAGAAGAACAATATAATGACGCTGACCATTCCGAAACATGTTTAATTTATGCACTTCGTCAAGGGGGGATGAGTGCCGAAAAATGCCAAATGCTCACATGTTTTATTGAATCGCGATTTATTGCAGTTACTGATTTAAATGACGTCTGCAGTTATTTAAAAATTTGTATTGAGTTAAATATTTATGATGGAACACAGCGCAATTTATCGAAATTCGGGACTCAGTATAATAACGAAATATATAACATTTGTTTAATTGAAGACCATTTTTTTATTTTAAAAAATATGGGTATTACATCATATTGTATTAAAAATTTTGCTAAAATTAGACATCTTGAAGAATGCAATAAAATATTTTCTTTAAATGGAAAATACCCGCAACGTTCAAATAATCGATTTATTGACTCGTTCGCACTTGTTCGCGAGCTTATGGACATGAAAGATACATATTTAACACCATTAACAGAAGAACAGCGCATTAAATCACTCGATGAGTTCCACGATAGAACACAAAATTTAATGACAATTGAAAATAACGAATGTTTTAAACCTGTTAATGTTTATGAACATAAAAATAAATTTGATAATATTATATTTTTCGATGTTCAATATTCTAATATTAACGGCTGTATCGTCGATACTGTTATTAATACGTGTGACATTAAAGGTAATAAAAAACACTATAAATATGGCAATTGCGCGGGAGAACCAGCACGAACATTTTTAAGATCATTAGAATCAAACACATTATTATATACAAATGATAAAACAAACGCAATTATTTTAATTAAATATCTATGCGGAAGTATTACCGACATTAGCAATGGCTATTTTATCCGCTACAATGGGCATGTCAAAAATTTTAAATTGGAATATGTCGAAGTTTCTATTTTAAATTTTAATAACTTTATCGATGTCGATTTTAAAAATTATCCTGAAACTTTTAACATTGAAATAAATGAAAATAAAACTTTAATGATGTCTAAAGCATTCAACATATTCCGCAAAAATATTAATGAACATTTTAAATTAGATGTTTGCAATTATATAACTCTAAACAGTTTATTAAAATCATATCTTTATAATAATGGTGTATTTTCCAACGTGTACCAGCTCGGGGGTTGTGTTAAGGCATTTATTGATAAATGCATGTATGGGGCACGTGTTGGAACGCGTAATGATAAATATAATGAAGCTGATAATTTGCAATGTATAGACGCAAATTCATTATATACAACTGCAATGAATTTAATGAATGGATTTATTAAAGGTACTCCAAAAGTATTAACAAATGAAAATTTAACGTTTGATTTTGTTAATCAACAAACTTATTATTTTGTTAAAATATTAGTTACAAAAGTTAATAAACATATTACATATCCCCTATATTTCGAACGTATTAATGATGAATTAAAATATACAAATGATTTTATTAATAAACATATCTATGTCGATAAGTTAACATTAGAAGATTATATTAAATATCATGACATTGAATTTGAAATATTACAAGGTTATTATTTTTGTGATGGATTTAATAATAAGATTGTCGAAATAAATAATTATTTACTAGAAAAACGAAATGAATATAAAGGAAAAAACAAATGTTTAGAAATGATTTATAAAAAATTGTTAAATTCAGTTTATGGAATTACATTAGCTAAATCAACAGAATCAAATATTAAAATCGTTAGAGGTGTCGATAATATTGAAGCTTTCACATCGCGCAATTTCGATTATATTTTAAGTTGCGAACTTTATGAAAATGGAACACTCGCAAAATTCAAATTAATTAAACAACTTAATAAACATTTTAACCTTTCACATATTGGATCATCTATTTTATCAGGCGCCAGAAAAATAATGAACCAAATTTATAACTTAGCTGAAAATAATAATTTACCTGTTTATTATACTGACACCGATTCCGTGTTTATGAATGTTGATGATATTAAACAACTTGAAGCAATTTATAAAAATGAAACTGGAAATGATTTAATAGGTTCTAAATTAGGGCAATTTAAATATGAACTTCCTGAAGCTGCTTCGTGTGTATTTTCTGCCAAAAAGAAATATTGTGCTGTCTCAAATAATAATGTTCGTATCCGTTGCGCCGGTCTATCTAGTGAAACACTTATTAATTATTGTGACGAAAATAAAATAAGTGTTCTCGACTTATACAGGTCAACAAACGGAACAAGTAAAATTAATATTAAGCATGCAAACAAAGAATATTATTCTAATGGCTACAGTGTTATAAAAAAAGAATTCAATTTTAATTTTTAATTAACAGACAAAAAGACTCCCAACACGTCATAAAATTTGTCCCCCCACGCGCCGTCTTTTCACATATTAACCGTTAACTTATTAACTTCACTTATTCACTTATTCACTGTCTACGG